GTAAAACCATATATCTACTGTAGAACCTGTTTGTGCTACGTTAATTGGTTCCGACATGAAATTAAGCTGTGCCTTAATTTCTTTTTGTGTTTCACCTGCGAACACCGTTGAGAATGTAAACGGTTGCAGGCGCCCGAATTTGCCTGTGTTTCCAATAACAAAACGGGGTTTTCTAACTTGACGTTGTAAGTTTGCCATTTTCTTTTTCCTTGTAAAAAAAAAGGGGGTAGGGGATCACCTACCCCCGAGTGAGGCCGCCCAGTGTGGGAGATCAATTTAAGCGGCCTGTATCATTGAGCCAGTCGATGAAATGGTCTCGGTCTACCCAGCTAAGATCAGCGGTAGAAATAAGAACGACGCGAGCCTCCGCGTTTCCGCATGCCTGATTTGACTCCACGACGGAACGCGGCTTCTGTAGCGCGGCGGGTGGCTGCTGACATGCGGCGAGAAGTAGTGCGACGACGATAAGTGCTACGACGATTATAATATGCCATTTTTTCATGGTCCTTTCCTTAGAGTTGAAAGAATCCGATAATGTGAATTATGGACCCCTACTATTTACAGTGTTACCATCTAGATGTTGGGTCTGGTAGCGGTAGTCCTAACGACATGTGCAACTCTGCCTGTCTGGTTCGCAACTCGCTTCTACTCATCCCTAAGATGTACTCTGGTGCTGCAAGATTACGCATAATAGCCCTGTTCTTGTCAACCCTTTGCATATCTCTGATTTCATTTTGTGTCCATGGTCCACGTAGATTGGGCTTGCTCGTTTGTCGCTTCGCCAACTCCAAATAACTGATGTGTCTGTCTGTTTGGACGTTAGGAATGTAATCACTTCCTCGCCATATCCCGTGCTGATCTGTCCAACTGTTTATAACACGTTGGCCCCAATTGCTTGTTCCGTGTATTCTGTTTTTTATCAAGGAATTAACGTGGGTTTTTAATTCTGGATATACCCCAGTTAAATATCTCATCCTTGAGGTGAACTCCTTTAAAGATGTGCGTTGCTTCATGTAGTCGTTCACTAATTTATGTCCCATATAAAGAGGGTCCGATAACTCTCTAAATAGTCTTCCAATATCTGTTGCTGTGGTTGGAACATATCGTCCACCCCAATACACCATCATTTCTGTTGCGTAAGGTAATTTTAATTTTCCTATACCTATGTTAGCATTGATTTGTGCCATTGCACTCATTGTGCCTTGCAATGCATACAGTCGATCAATAATCTCGTTCGCCATCATATTGAATGCGAACTCTCCTACGTTTAACTCCATTAATCCGTCTGAATAATTTGCCATGGCTTGTTCCATGGAAATATTCAGATCTATGTAATCTCGACCTTGGTTATCTTCTAAAGCTTCTACAAAAGCCATAGCCATGTCGGCAGTTTCGGAGAATTCTCCATATGTTTTACCAATTATTCTTAGAGCATTACGATACATGGTACGGGAGCCTGATGCTTCCTTTTTATCGTTTCGTTGTTTCTTATTGGCCATTCGGTCTGCTGTTGCTCGTTTTATCCGTCTCTCCTCTACTACGAATAGTTGTCCTGTCTCTTTTCTTTTTATTCCTGCTATTAACTGTTGGTTTGCTTGGTATGCCTGCCAATTAGACTCCATTACCAAATATGATTCATAATTTTGCGCTGCCTGAATCTGCGCATTATAGCCTGCGTTATACAACGCTAATTCTGTCTGATACATGTTATAAGCTAGACTATATCCTATACTGTCATACGCCCATACCCACTGAAATGATCCCTGAAAAGTGATTGGATCCATGACATACTGATACTGGTAGCTCCAGTAAGAACTTTGTTGCGGTGGTTGCGGTGGAAAATAGTTCGGGTATGCCACGGCTTGTTGCGTGGCTGGCTGCGCGACAAATGGGATTATCGTCGGAGCCTGTATCGGATACCATACCTGTCGCAAGGCTGTTCGGTATGTCCGATTAACTTGATCGTTATAATAACGAATTGCTACTGCATTTTGTTTTTGTTGTGCAATCAGATCGGCTTGCACGTCTGCTTTCACCCTCGTTGAAAGTACTGCTATTTCTTTTCCTAATAGGTAAAGCCCCGTCAATATGCGGGGCTTTAGATTGCCTTTCGTCAAATCTGTTAGGAGATCACCTCCTAACTTAGCGAACAAAGCGGGGGCCATTTTACGAATAGCCCGAATACGGGCTTTATCGTGCACTGCTTTGTTGGCTATGCCCGGATGCCAACGCTCGATCTTCCTCGGCGGAGGTGTCCGCATCGGGCCTCGGTTGGGAACTGGCTTTGCAGTTCGGCTTGGAGCTCCTGAAGGGCTCTTTGTTGGTACTCCATTAACTACTTGCGCCATTGTAAGCTCCTTTCACTTCGCTTTTTAATTGGTTCCACCTTTTTTATAACCCCATCTGACATGGGTAAAAAAGTGCGCAGTGGTACGATGTAGTCTAGGATCCTTGCCGTAGCGAGTGAATCTTAGGACGCGGATGTGTCGTCTGGTCTTTGACCCCAGACGTTCGTAACGATGTTATTCACAACCGTGGAGCTTTACTGCTTCTATAAGCTCCGATACTGCTCGCGGTGAAATATGATCACCAAGGGATATCGCTCGCATGGTCCAAGCTACCATTTCCTTGCTTGGTTTCGTTTGCTCTGAGCCATTGTATTCCTGTAGTTGTGAGTTCCACACCTTTGTCTCCCAATCGTATAAATTCATCTGGGATAGCAGATAGTAGGCCTGTCTTCTCTCCGGACCGTTCATAGAGATCAGCTTCGTAGGTATATTCTGAACCTTTGTCGTCGAACACATAGTTCGTCTTACCGAAGTTCTGGGACATTCTGAGTCGTCCATTTTTTGCGACATACTTTGCGATATAGTGTCCGCAATGAGGGTCTGTAGCCAATCGGCAGTTAGCGTTTCCATATGGCCAGTTTCTTTTGATTTGTCTGGCGGAGATATTATCGTGACAATATATGAGCAGATGCCAATGCGTTCTTCCATGTTCTGCTCCTTGTTCTTCACAGATGACGTATCTGAGGTCATGCTTCTTCCTTAATCTTTTTAAAAACTTTTGTACGTCAGCGTAATCGGGTTCTTGCGTTACGTGGCAAAAGGTTTCGTCTAGTGCTTTGGGATATTTCCATTCCTTAATGACCTTGTCATACCATGGGATGGATGTGTGTGTTAACGTGATAAACCACGTTTTAGGCGCGCGCCAATATTCTACAGCTGCTTTCATTGCCAGCTTGTTTTGGCGGCGTACTTGGCAAGGCGTGCATTTACGACAGCTTGCCCAAGTATATTCAATTACAGCCCCTCTAGTATCATAGTGTGTTATTGGGACTGGGTTGACGCAAGATGTGTCTTGGCGGTCTTCGAGTTGCTCCTTCACCTGTTGTCTAATTGTGGAGAACTCTGTGTTTGCGTGTGTTGGTCCAAACATGTTGTGGTGTCACTTGTGCTTCTATAATCAAGTACACGCCCCCAACCCAATAAATGGGGTTGGGTTGGGGGCTTTAGCTTACGCTGGTAGAAGCTTGCGCAGTGGCGTAACTAATGAGTGACTAACGACGCCGTCTACGGCGTAATGTACGTCTTGTGATGTAACTAACATGTTGTCCCATGCTGTCGTCGGATACATAGCGTCTGAATCTGACGAAGGATTAAACGATTTGATGTAGTCACTATCTACATTAAACGCTTGGTGCCGTCCTTTGAACAAACTTGCGTCTATTGACATATACGTATCTGGCGATCCATCTCCTTCGTTTTCATAACCTCCACGACTATCGCCTGCCGAGGTCATTATTCGCTTGTGCTCTGCCAACTGGCCTACATGAGGAAATTGCTGAGGATGTGCAAACATTGAGGCTGATGTATCTGTTCCACCTACCAAATGCACTTTTGGTCTTACTGAGTAAACGCCTATAACAACCCCTGCTTCCTGAAAGTAGCGTCGTTTCGTCATTTTTATCTTACATTCGTGCCCGTAATGCTGAACTGTAAATCCATTTGACTGATCTACTGTTCGGGATGGTTTAATGTACCGACGGTAATGTCCCAAAAACTCTGGTACGTCTACTAATTGTTCTGATGCGTTTACACCTTGGTTTTTCAACCAATTAATATACTTACCGTCCATCATTTCGACGCGACGTTCATAACGTAAATTAGCACGCTTACGTTCTAGTTCTTTCAGTGATAGCGTGCCTGATGAAACGTCTATTGTTTCATCTTCATTTTCTAAATCCGCATCACCTGTTGTTTCTGCACTTTGATCTACTATTGGCAATGCCACTGGGCTATTTGTTACTGCCGTCAGTTGGCTTTCATCATCTTTGAAATAATGATTCACAACATGGTAGTATGCATTCGCTAACATATGATCTTGTTGTGCTATCACGCCTTGATCATCTTCTGTTCCTGTTTTACCCCACAATGATCGTCCTGCTGCGAAATCTGTGTAACTAAGTGTATGACTACCGTCACCCATCACCCAGTCTCTAAAATTATCCCATATCAACGAGAATGGTACGTAGTAAAACCATATATCTACTGTAGAACCTGTTTGTGCTACGTTAATTGGTTCCGACATGAAATTAAGCTGTGCCTTAATTTCTTTTTGTGTTTCACCTGCGAACACCGTTGAGAATGTAAACGG